CGGGCTTCGTCCCGGATGTAGGTAAAACAAAGGCCCCCGTCCGGCTGGCACCGGGCGGGGGCGTAAACATGATGTAGGTAAAAACCGCGTAACATATGGGAGCGCGTATAACGCGCCGTGTCCGTCGGGTTGGTGTTGGCTCACCGGCCCGACGCCTTTTTAATAGACATTCCGAGGGGAGGAGGCAAGGCTTTTTTGTTGCCCCGCGTTCGGGTTAACGATATGCGGTGATATGCGCGCCGTGTTGTTTTGCCTGCTCTTTTTTGTCTCTCCCGCCCTTGCCGCGCCGGAGCATCCGGCTGTGGCCGTGTGTTTTACGCCGGGAGCCGACTGCGACAGCCGCCTGATTGAACTGATAGACAGCGCACAGAAGACCGTGCGTGTTGCGGCATACACGCTCACAAGCGAACCCATTGCCGACGCCCTCATCCGCGCCCGGCAGCGCAATGTCAAGGTATGGGTCGTGCTTGATAAAAACCAGTGGCGTGCCCGGAAAGCGCAGGGGCATCGCTTGCGTAAACATGGCGTCGGGGTGCGGTATGACTGTGAGCATCAGCTCATGCACAACAAGATCATGGTAGTGGATATCATGCGTACCGTGACAGGTTCGTACAATTTCACCGAAGCGGCGCAGGAACGGAATGCGGAAAACATGCTCATCCTGCACGACAAGCCCACGGCGCAACGCTACGCCGATAACTGGGGCTGGCACTGGTCGCACAGCGTGCGGGTAGTGAATGAGAGGAAATAAAAACTCCATCCCCCTTTGGGGGGTGACGAAAAAATTATAACCAATAATGAGGAGGAGAAGAAATAATGGCAGGTTATCTTCAATTTATTGGGGGAGATTTTGGTAAAACAAAATATTTTTACAAAGGGCGTAATTCATTTTCAAGCAATAATATTTTTAGCAAATCTCTTTCATTGACGGATATTATATCCTGCGAAGAACAGGGAGCAGGTGAAAGCATCAAAAAAGCTGGAGGAACTGTAGGAGGAGCCGTTATAGGTGGTGTTCTTACCGGAGGTGTAGGGGCGATTGTAGGGGGCATGGCTGGGGGAAACCAGGTGGAAACTACGGTTATCATCACCACACGAGACGGTAAGCAAGGAATCGCTCGTGCGAATGGCCCTATGATGGATGCCATTCGCGGTCATCTTTTTGAAGCAGCTCGAACACAGGGGCACTTTTCGGAAAATACATCTAAAAGTATTTTTCGTAAATTGATTGCCATCGCTATGATATTATTAGGAGCCTCTGTAATGTTGGGTGGGATTATTGCATTAACAGAAAAAAAATCCTTACCTGACACTACAGAGTTTATTATGTTTGCTTTGGCAATTTTATTGATTTAGGGAGGGATACGTTTTTGGAAAAATGCTAAATAGTCTCCTCAAAATAGTCAGAAATAATGCCCCGCTTCGGCGGGGTCTTTAATTTGTTGCAGGAGAACGACATTAACGATATCGAAAATAATTGGCAGGTGCAGAGTAACTTTCGCAGGAAAGGAGAACAGAAATGGACTTTTCGGAAAAAATTGCTGAATTATCAAAAAAGGTAAAAAATCTTGGAGATGGCCTCAAATCGGAAGAAGCCACCAAAAATGCGCTGGTCATGCCTTTCATTGCCGCTCTCGGGTATGACGTATTCAATCCATCGGAGGTAGTGCCGGAATTTTCCGCGCCTATCGGAGAATACAAGGATGCGCGTGTTGACTATGCGATTCTTTCCGGAGGAAAACCGATCATTCTTCTGGAATGCAAGACCTTGGGCGCCTGTCTCGACTCCAGGCAATGCAATCAGCTTCAAATTTATTTTCATGGCACAGAAGCGCCGATTGCCGTTCTGACGGACGGAAACCGTTACAAGTTCTATTCCGATCTGGAAGCGGCCAACAAGATGGACACCAAACCATACATGGAATTTTCCCTTGACGACATGGATGAGACGCTGCTTCCGGAACTGCGGAAGCTGGCAAAGGGGAAATTTGACCGTGACGCCTGCATGAGCGCGGCCAATGAACTTAAATATAACCGGGAGTTCAAGCGCATCATGGCGGAACAGATGGAAAATCCGCATGAAGATTTTATACGATTTTTCCTTGCTCAGACATATGATGGAAAAATTACGCAGAATATACGAGAGCGCTTTACTCCGATTCTGGTCGCGGCGCTCGAGCAATTCATCAATGACCGTATTAATATCCGTCTTAAAAATGCCATGACACAACAAAAAACAGAAGTATCCGAAGCACCTGCTGAAGAATTGCCGGAAGCAAAGCCGGAAGAATCACGCATCATAACGACTGAAGAGGAAAAAGAAGCCTACTATCTTATCAAGTCGCTTATGGTTGGTACCATTGACCCGAGTCGGGTCGCCATGCGCGATGCCATGAACTACTGCTCCATTCTCCTGGATGATAACAGGCTGAAACCCATATGCCGTCTCTATTTCAACGGCAAGCAATGGCGTATCGGCATGTTTGATGGCGAAAACAAGGATGCCAGGGAAGATATCGAAAAACTGGATGATATCATTTCCTTTACTGACAGACTGCGGGCTACTGTACTGAAATATGACCAGAAGTAGCATTCACTCTTGATAAAAGCCGTGTTTTATGGCGTTGTCGTTTCACGGTGCTCATCACACCAAACAGTAGGCGGCAACGCCACCCGAAAGCATGGCTTTTTTTGTGCCTTTTGTCCGTATGTCAAGATTCTTTTTGACCGGATTTACTGCTATTCTTGCATCTTCCTGATGCCGGGTGTTGCCGATATGTCCAAGGCTTCGGCCTAAAGGCGGCAAGCCGCTCCGTGGGCGGTTGAGAACACCCGGCATCGTCATTCTCAGGCGGTGTCAGTTCCAGGCTTTTGGCGGTTCTCAGCTCCCGGCCTTTCTCTTTGGGTAATGCCCCAAAATTCCTCTTGACATTCTCCAACGCTTACGGCTACGGTCACTTCACTACTTCTTAGGCAGTGTCCGCGCCGCTGTTTCAAAATTACGCGCGCTCCTGCCCGGCTCTTTTGCTGGGTTTCTTTTTGGGCTATAATGCCCTTTCTTCCAGCATATTTTGCCGGGTCGATAGCCTCTAATACAATACCCTAGCGGGGAATAAAGGCAGCCGTCCTAAGCGGTAGTTGAGTCCCGGCATTTCTCATATCCAAAATGCCTACTACTATACTTAGGAGGTCATTATGACCGCTTCCCAACTCGTTCCCGTTGTCCCCGGCACTATCGGCAATGTTCAATGTCTCACCGTTGACGGCAGAACTCTGCATGGAGTTCTTGGCGTCAGACGTGATTTTTCGAACTGGATAAAGGGCCGCATTTCCAAGTATGGTTTTATTGAAAGCCAAGATTTTGAGGTTTTCGCCAAAACGGGCGAAAACTCCGAAGGCGGCAGACCAAGCCAAGAATACACCTGCACCCTCGACATGGGTAAAGAGCTGTGCATGGTCGAAAACAACGAAAAGGGCCGTATTGCTCGCCGCTATTTCATCGAGTGCGAGCGGCGTTTGCTGTCCGCCGAACCTGTCGAAAATCCCGACAAGTTGCCTTCCCTCTCCCCCTCTCACCGCTCCGAACTGAAAGGCATCGTGGACGCGAAGCTCTCCACCTATCCGGCGTCCGTTCAGGGCAAGGCGCGGTCTGAAATATGGACACGGTTCAACCGGCATTTCCGGATTGCGGAATATGCACAGCTTCCGGCGGAACGCATGGCCGAAGCGCGGGATTACCTCATCGAGCTGGAAGTCAAGGCGTTGCAGGCGCTCCCCACCGCTACGCCTGCCCTTTCTCCCGCGCCCGAGTTCGCCTTCCGCACGGATTTCCCCACCGACATGCACACAGGGCGGAAGGACGCACTCAGGAAGATACAGAGTCTCATGGCCGGAGTCGGTGCCGCGCGGGATGTGGTACGCCTGTTCTGTCACCCCGGCGGAAAGTCCATGCGCATGACGCTTGACGAAAGGGAAATCTATGACGCCCTTTATCAACTGTATTGCGCGGCGGATGACAGCCTGCTTGCCGCGTACAGGGCGCTGGATGCCGGATACAAAATCGGCAGACAGTACGGACGCGGGTAAAATACATATATTTATACACATTACCTCTTGACAATGTGTAAAATTATGTGTATCAAATAATACACCACATGAGCAAGGAGGCTGGATGAAACCCCGTGAAGTAATAGACCGACTCAAGGCGGCGGGGTGGACGGAAGGAAAGGGCAAGAATCATGCCATAGCTGCAATCAGCCCCACGGGCTACAAAGTTCCCATAGCCAACCATCCGTCAAAAGATATTCCCTTAGGCACGCTGAAAAAAATAGAGCGCCTGACGGGAGTCAGGCTAACCTGAACAGGGAGGGGCTTCGGCCCCTTCCAAAAATAGATGGAGTTTTTTCTATGAGTATTTTCTATATCGCCGGTATTGTACCGGAACAAGAT